GTTGTTTGGTAACGAATTCGCTCTTGTTCATATTGAATATATCATTTATTTTTGACTCATCGGACATTTCGTATATCCTAAAGTTAGCTTTACTTGAATAATTTAGAGACTCATTTATTGAGCTCATTTTGGCTGATGCAAATCCGGGATCGGCAACAATATCGTATGTGAATAATTTTTTAAGTGTAACCGTACCATCAGCTTCTGTAACTCCAGCAGCTCTAGACGATACAAACACAGGACAATTATCCTCCACTAACGCCTTGGCCTCCTTTCCCCAATAAGTGTTGAGTAATTTTATCTCGCCTTCGACTCTATTCGCTTCTTTTACATATCTAACATTACGCACAATGTGAGAAGACCTCGATAGTGATGTGTCAAAAACATCAGGATGGTCAAATTCACCATACACCACACCCATGGTGCTAATTCTTTCATTTAGTTCTTGTAAACATGGAATAAATTTTTCAGCGGTATAGATTCTTTCATTTCGATTCTTTTTGTCGAACTCAGTGAAAATACCCCCTAATACATATTCCTTTTTACCGTTTTGATTGCTAATACTCTCCTTTAAAGGGTTGGTATTATTTTCAACGATCAAGATTGGTTTCATTTTTAGCAATTTATTTTTATTATATATCTTCTCTAAAAAACCACTCTTTTTCAAGAGGGATTTTTTATGGACAATATAAAAACTTTATGTTATCTATAAAATATAACACTATACCTATGAAATATAAAATAGAAATAATAGAAAAAAATAAAAAATTTCTGGATGAAATATTTGATTTCTTATTGAAGAAGTCTTTTGAATTCAAAAGAAATTACAAGATTGATACTACTTTAAATAAAAAGATCGATAAGTCAGAATATTTAAAAAAAAGTTCTCCAATAAATGTTGAAAGTGTTTACGGAAGTACATTTCAATCAAAGTATAGAAGTGATGATCAAATATACGCTATATCACATTCAATTCATTCAATCGAGATATCGAATGATAAAATTTTAGCGAATATTACTTCAAATGAATATGGTGAAATTATTGACTTTGATAAGGGACATTTAAAACCAGTATACTACAAAGATGACAAAAATGAATATTGTTTAGCAACTTTTGATGTTGATTTCAATATAAATAATTAGGGATAATGATCTTAACTAGAGATATATTAGTAAAAATAAATGAATCAAATTTTTCATATTATGAGGAGCTTGGTTATGATATTTCTATAGGTGAGACACTTGAAATACCAGTTGAATTACTTTCAACTGGAAGCCATTACAAAATTGAATGTAAATGTGATGGTTGTGGGATTCAAAAAGATGTAATTTTCAAAAACTACATAAAGTATAATAACAGGTGGGGTGAATATTATTGTCGCAAATGTTCTGAAACAAAAAGAAAAGCTACCCTAATCCAAAATTGGGGGGTGGAATATCCAATTCAAAATAAGGAAATAAGAAAAAAAATAGAAAAAACAATGATCGAGAAGTTTGGAGTAGATAATCCCTCCAAATCAAAAGAAATTTTAGGTAGGAAGAATAAAAATTAGAATTCAAATTCAGAACCACCCTCTTCTCCACCAGCTTCTCCACCAGCCTCTCCACCAGCTTCTCCACCTTCTCCCCCACCAGTTTCTGGTGTTGCTTGTGCGCCCTCGGCTTCTACCCCACCAGGTTCTATTCCCCCCTCACCACCTTCGGTAGGCATACCCCCTTCAGCAGTTCCTCCACCCTGTGCCGATTTTATCCAAAATGCTTTATTTTCCTGTTTTTCCTCATCTGTGAGTTTCATAATCTTATCAATAAGAAAATCTATATGAAAGTAGGGTTGTCCATCGGCGGTTTGTATACCTAAAAGAGTACTTAATAGACCAGCTCTCTTCTCCATGTTGCCTAGTTTTTTCCACTCTTCGAATAATTGATTTGATACAAAGGTTATATCTACTTGATTCAGAAAAATTTCGTCATCTCTAAGTTCTGGAAACTCCATACACATTTGCAACTTCAATGGTTTGACTATCAACTCTTTATAATTTGCCCTCAATCTGTTAATGAAATTATTAAATTTCACTTCATCCCTTGTCATAGAAGCTGCGTCATCAAATACAGTACCACCACCGTTCTCCTTATCAAATCTTTGAAATGGTATTTTTGAAGCTCTTTTGAGAGCATTATAAAACCAAGTCAACATATCGTTTTCGTTGAGGTTGTGTCCTTCAGGACTGACCAATTCCATGGCAGGAGTTCCAGCGTCGCCTTCTGGGAACCAAATTTGCTTATTATAGGGTAAGTGTTTTTTCCCATTTATCGTCACCGTTCCTAGTGTGTCGTCCCACTCAATTTCTTCAGAATAGTCGGCAATTAATTGTCCGATTTGTTCCTCTGCTCTTTGTCTTGGTAAACCTTTGATCGGTATTGTGAATTTCTGATAAATTGTAGCATTAATAATATTGAACATTATACGTGTCTGCTCAAGTATTTTTAACTGATTATATGGTTTAATTAATCCTTCAACATATGAAGTTTCGGAGTAGTCATTTTGAGTTGAAAAGGATATAAAGACAATTTGAGAATCTAAAAATATCCTCCTCAATTGTGGATCTTCTGGAAATTGTATCCATAAATTACCAATAGCTGGTTCGTAAGCTGGAACCAATGTTTCGGGTCTTAATCTGTTGAAATAAATTATATTTTTTTTCTTATCATCCCATACTATTTCCATTGCAACATATCCGTCAATTAGGAAATCTCTCATCATATTCCAAGCGGTTATATTGTCACCAAAACCAAACTTATGATAGATAACCTCAAAGTATTCTTGGTACTTATCTTTTACATCCTGAGAGAAATCATTTGATAACGGTTCGGGTGCGCAGAAATCTTTTTCATCGTTATAGATAATTGCCTCGTCTGCGACCGCTGATACAAAATCTCTTATTTCGTCCTTTATCGAATATTCTCTGAGAATTCTCCTTTTATCCGCATATGCCCTATCGAGATAAGGTATAGATTTTTTGTTCAGAACAGAAGCAACAGCTTTCTGAGAAAAAAAATCATACATTGAATTATTTTTTTGAGCAAATGGATCTTCGTTTATACCAACTCCAATTGTGTTTCTTAGAATCATATCATCATACCTCATTCCGAAATTGGATAAGTTTCTAAGAAGTCTATTAAATAACCCCTTATTTTCAACAGATGAATTCAAATTCATTTGGTTTTGGTTTTGTTGATTGAGGGGATTATATGAAGCCATTAAATTTTTATTTGTGTTTTTCTATATACTAAGTATATATTTTTTTTTAAGTTTATAATTTCTTGATGTTATTCTGTACACGTTTTATGTGATTTTTCAACACGTCAAACTTTTCGGAAATTTCTTCATCTATTTCTATGAGATCCGTCATCATAAGTTTTGATATTTCTTCATGTCTTTTTGTTCTATCAGATGATTTTGCCGATTGAATTGAATAAAGTTTTTTTGGATCGTATCTGTTTACTGGATGTCCGGAATATAAAAACCTAGGAACAACATTCATATTTATTTTGTGAACTGAAACAACATTGTTTAGAACGTACTCAACTAATGAATATTCCATTTTAAACTTAAGCAATTCATTATACACTCCCTTTAAGTCTACTTTAAGTGGTATGTTTTTTTCAAAAGTCTCCTTGGTCATGAATTTGTCAAATAATTGTACTCTCAATTCTATGGGCATGAAATTCAGATTGATGGCATATAATATAATTATATTTTGTATCTTTTTAACCCCCGCTGTGAATACTGGTGAGTATTTCATCCAATTTGAATCATCTTTATAATGTAGGAAATAAAATCCACCTATTGTGATTGATGATATTGGTATACTAGTCACGTATTCGTCTGATTTTTTATACTTAATTGAAAAAAAATCGGAATTTTCATAGTAATCTTCTCTAACTAATTTTTCTAACTTTGCAATATCTGACAATTCACCCATTACGAAACAAAACTTTAAATTATATATAATTTCAACTCTATCCTATGATAAATAGTGCACCAAAACAACCCACAAAATATAAACAAGGGTTATATATTCCAAAGAATATCAACAAACTTATCAAATTAAATTCCCAAGGTGGTCTATACTATCGGTCTGGGCTCGAACAAAAAATGATGATCTATCTTGACCTGAATGAAAATATAACATTTTGGGGGGCTGAACATTTACGAGTACCTTATATAAAAACTGAATGGGTTTCCGAATCACAAGAATATAAAACAACCGAGCATAGTTATTATCCTGATTTTTATTATGAGTTAAAGAGAAATGATGGTTCGATATCAAGGGTTGTAGCTGAGGTCAAGCCTCATTCGGAAACTATAGAACCAAAACTCGCTGAAAAACCAACATCTAAACAATTAAAAAACTTCGAATACTCATTGAAAATGTATAACAAAAATTTGAGTAAATGGAAAGCAATGATCGAATATTGTGAAAGAAAAGGTTTTGATTTTATAATAATAACAGAACAACACCTAAAATCTTAAATAGAGTGTAGACCCATGCCATCATTTGAAGATTCAATAGATATGAGTCTTACTTGGTGTTCATTATCTCCCTTTTTCTTATAGAGTTCATTGAATCCTTTTGCTAAACCTCGTTTGAACACTTCTGTAAAATAAGCAAAAGCATTGTGAGATTTTTCCTCATTAAAGTTGTACCAATTTGAGAACATATCCAACAGACCGGATTGATAACAATCCATTCGATCGTCGTTGTTATAGTATCTCATTTTTTTAATAGTCCGCTTTGCTAGAATTTCTAGCATTAACTTAGACTTGTTAGTTAGTTTTCCTTGTGCCTTTGAAATGATTATTTCAACATAAAGGTCCTTGTTTGAAAGATAGATAGTTGTTAAGTAATTTTTTATTCGAATTAAATTCAATAAAACTAAATGATATTTTTTTATATCACATTTAGATATTTTGTTTATTCTAAATAATCAAAAAAAACCCTCAAATGAGGGTTTTTTTATATTAAAGTCTTTCCTTTTCTCTTTCCTTGTATTGTAGTTCTCTAATCGACAAAATTTCTTCCTCTAAATTATCTTTTCTCTTTCTTAAATTTCCTAAGGCAATTGATAATGAGTTTGACTCTCCGATCATTCTCACCGAACTTTCAATTTTGTGAATATTCATTTCAACATCTTCTAATTTCAAAGTGATTTCTCTTTCTTTATCTTCTAATTTTCTCTTAGTAATTAATTCCTTACTCAAATTATTTTCATAAAAATAAGTAAGGTCATAATTTAATTCGTTTCTTACTTCATTAACAAGCTCAAGTGCTGACTCATATTTGAAGAAGGAATTTCCATATCTTTCATCACACCTATAAAGATAAATTGCATTCTTGTAGTTGAAAGCAAATACTTCCAAATGTGGATTAATCAAGTTAGAAACTCTTTTAACCACATCCATTTCGACTAATTTATTTAGATTGTTTGATGTTTCAAGTAAAATTGGATAAAAATTCTTATTTATTATTGGAATAATCGGAGACGCGAATAAACTCTCTAGAGTTGTTTCTTTATTCATTTCATCATCATTAATAAAAAGTATTCCCTTTTTCTTGGTTGATAGTCCAATGGTCAAATTTTCAGAGATTCTAAAATTAATTCTATCGTCGTTTATAGAAGAAAATCTCATACCCACTTCTAAACTTCTGAGTGTTCTTAATTTTTCTTGATCCTTAACATGATTCTCTAAAAGTGTCTTCTCAATATTATTTTCAGTTAAAATAAACCACGAATCTCTCACTAAGCAACAATAACCATCTTCAACTTGTTCAACTACTGTGTAAACTGAATCTGCTTTACCACCTGATAGAAGGTTTGTTTTCTTCTCAGGAGACTTAATCAAATTGTGAACAAATAATTTAATCTCAGGTACCCAATCATAAATAGCTAATTCATTCAAAATTTTAGACATTCTATCTTGATCAGACTCTAAATTTATTGTCTGTAATAATACATTAATTGGTTGTCTGTACAGTTGTCCTTGATTTTTACTATCAAGAATATTATATAAATGTTTTAATTCATAGAGCAATTGATATTCTTTCATATCGTCATTCAATGATTCAAGTAAAAATCTTACAGATTTATCGAATGTGTAAGTCTTTAAATTTTCATTTAAAGAGTAAATTACCTCCTTTTCAGAGGATGAGTTTAGGGCGTTGATGTGGCTTTCCACTATCGTTGATACCTGAATATCTTCAACAGAAAGGTTTTTCCTAAAGTTGAATAGCTCCAATTTGAGATTCTTCATAATAATTATTATTATTTTTTTATTTCTTTGTATATATATTCACTTTTAAAACTATATTTTTTCAATTTATTTTT